TGCCAGTGGCTATTCCAGCACGGCGGGTGCCAGCGGCGATTGCAGCACGGCGGGTTCCAGCGGCCGTTGCAGCACGGCGGGTACCAGCGGCGATTACAGCACGGCGGGTTCCAGCGGCGATTACAGTACGGCGGGTGCCAGTGGCTATTACAGCACGGCGGGTGCCAGCGGCGATTCCAGCACGGCGGGTACCAGCGGCTGTTGCAGCACGGCGGGTGCCAGTGGCTATTCCAGCACGGCGGGTGCCAGCGGCTGTTGCAGCACGGCGGGTGCCAGTGGCTATTCCAGCACGGCGGCAGCCACTGGGGCTTATTGCAGAGCAAAAGCAGATGGAAAAGACAATGTCGCAGTCGCAAACGGCGCGCACAGTAAGGCACGGGGCATTCTGGGCTGCTATCTTGTGCTGACCGAGTACGACGATGACGGCAATATGCTGTGGGCAAAGATGGCAAAAGTAGACGGCGCTCACATCAAGGAAAACGTCTGGTACACGCTCAAAAATGGTGAGTTTGCGGAGACAAAGCTGTGAAAAAGCACTGCAAAACCAAATTGAAAGAAAGGAGCAGGCCATGCAGAATCCGAGTCTTACGATAGGCGAATGCGTCCAGATCCTTCGGGACAACAACATCTCAAAGACCGAAAAGGTCTTGGGAGCACAGATCCAGGCGGGGCTATTTACCAGCTGGGCGATCCCGTCCGTAGGAACAAAAGAGCCCTGCCCTGACATCTCCCGCGCCGGATTTATGGCGTGGGTGAAGGATTTCTACAAGCTCGAAAAGGTATATACAAAGGAGGAACCAAGAGAATGAGACTCAAATCGTTTGTCGCCACCGGCACGGTAGGCCTGCTGGCCATTATCGGAGCGGCGCAGGTGTGGCGCTGGGCCTGCTCTTTGATGGCCGTTGCGCTGACCTACTGGGGCGGCTGGGACATCGCCGAGGCTGCGCATGCCGCGCCTTGGATTATTGTTGCATCCACTGCCGGGCTGGCAATGTCGTTTTATGGGATGCATGAGGACAACAAACGGTATAAGCGCAGCGGCTACGGCAAAATCGTCTGCAACCATGCCCGGAATCCGGAGTATCCGCAGGATGAGGAGAAGGGCGCATGAAGCTGGAAGAGTTGATTCGGCAGCAGGCCGAAGAGCACCTGAAAACAGCCACACGGCTTGCAACGGAGTCCGCGCTCACGGGAGACATCTGGCTGCGGGTCATCTGCCGGGAAAAATCAGAGGTCTATAGCGCGGCAGCAGATGGGCTGCTCACAGCCCTCCACGATGCGGAGGATGTCGCACATGGCTGATTACATTCACTATATCACATGGTACACCGTGTACAGCGCCAAGACCGGTGAGGTAGTGGCAGCGGGAACGTCCGCCATGTGCGCTGCGAAACTGGGATACAAGACCGCCAACAGTTTTGTGTCTTCTGTTGGACACCGACGCCATGAAAAAAGGCATCCGCACAAGTACATTTTTGAGCAGGAGCGCATTGATCGTGCGGAGGTTGACTGTCTCCCTCCGCTTCGCCGTTACTGCAAAAAGAAAGGCCGGTATACGAAAAGGAAGTGGGAATATGAACGGTAGATATATGCGAGCCGCAGAGATTCGCTGGAATAATCGACAGCCGGAACGGTTGCGGCACATCCATCGGAATGAAGCTCAAAAACAGCAGGCTTCATTCTGCTGCCATGCTTACCATAAAGGGAATCCTGGCAGATGCGATAAACTGGTTTTTGCCGGTTTTGACCCCGTGTTATCAAGTGTGCAGGCTCAGCATTGGGCGGACGAAAACTGGCCGCTTTATGACCATATCGACGTCTTGGATTCTTCTGGCCGCAAGATTTACGGGAGGTAATACACATGAGTCAGACGTTAGCCCGCAGAGCGCGAATCAAAGACCTTTCTAACAAGGCCGAGGGCATTTTCCAGTACGTTGGGAACGACAATGTGCTGTTCCGGCTCATCAGTACCGGCAACAAGCTCACCAGCGACGTCAACTATGCTGTGGCTCTGTTCACCGGCTTCGCCCGCAGCCATCAGCTGGGCAGTCAGGAGACCCGCCGCACAATCGACTCGATTTATCGCCGGGTCGGTGAGCTCATGTGCCTCATCGACATCGTTCATGCCGCTGCCGGCGAAGAAATCATGCCTGAGCCGTATGAATCCATAGATTTTTGTTACATGACCGAGTACCGCACCATGCTACGGGAGGCCGTCATTCGTGGGATGCCGGACGACTACAAAGGCCCGGCGCAGAACCCCTACACTGTCAGCCTTGTGCAGCCGGGCGTTGGCCACGGTAATGGTTACACACTGGACGAGTACGATGACGATTTCTTCGCCCGATTTACTCGCAGAGAAGAGTCGCGTGACCGGAAGCTCGTCTTCCGCTGCACTAAATCCGAGCTTGACGCCATCAAGCGTTACGCCAATATCATCGATATTAAATTTACCGAGGAGGAAATTCATCATGCCTGAGAAAAACCAGACCCCTATCGAGATGCTCGACCAGAATGCAGCTGTCGTCCAGAGTGCAGAGGCGCCTGCGCCTGCAGCACCTATCCAGTTGCAGCAGCGCCAGAGCTACGCCGAGAAGGTGCAGGGATTGACCGTTGACGAGCGCAACTGGATGCTTGCAAAGTCTAAAGCCGCCGCTATGGCGCAGCTTCCCGCAGGCTTCTTGCCCCAGACCTACACCGGCAATCCCGGCGCGTGCGCTATCGCCTGCGAGATGGCCCTGCGCATGGGCGTTTCTCATCTCTTCGTCATGCAGAACCTTTACGTCGTCCATGGTATGCCCACATGGAGCGGCAAGAGCTGCAAAGCCCTCATCGACAACAGCGGCCAGTTTGCAGGCCGCACCCGCTACCGCATGGAGGGCGAAGAAGGCACCGACAACTGGGGCTGCCGCCTGATCGGCGTGGATAAGCTCACCGGCGAAAAGGTCGAAGGCCCGAAAGTCACGGTCAAGATGGCAAAGGATGCCGGGTGGTGGGACAAGAATGGCAGCTACTGGCCCAAGATGACCGAAATGATGCTCAAGTACCGCGCCGCCGCTTACTTTGCCCGCGCCGAGTGTCCGGAGGTCCTGATGGGCGCCAACATCGACTACGAGGTAGGCGCTGGCGACGCCGAGGAAGAGGGTGCGGCCCATGCTTAATGTTGTTGCGCTGATGGGCCGTCTGGTCTACGACCCGGAGCTCAAGACCACCCAGAACGGCACCAACGTGTGCAGCTTCCGCGTCGCGGTTGACCGCAACTTTGCCCGTCAGGGCGAGCAGCGTCAGGCCGATTTTATCGACGTCACCGCGTGGCGGCAGACCGCAGAGTTCGTCTCCAAGTATTTCCAGAAGAGCAGCATGATCGCCATCGAAGGCAGCTTGCAGACGACCTCGTACCAGGACAAGAACGGCAACAACCGCACCAAAGTTGAGGTCGTCGCCAGTAACGTGAGCTTCTGCGGCAGTAAGGCCGCAGAGCGGGCTGTCGTGAAGGATTTTGACCAGCAGAAGCCTCAGAGCGTACCGGAGTATTCGCAGGGCAGTGCAGACGACTTTTCGGTCATCGACGATTCGGAGGACTTGCCGTTCTAAACCGAGAGTTGAGCTATTTGGCTATACGGGCGCGCAAAGGAGGTGATCGAGTGGCACAGGACGATAAAAAGTCATTTGTGGCGTATCTGAGCTGGTTCGACGCGCTGGAAGAATACTCCGACGCAGAGGTTGGGCGGTTGATGCGAGCTCTTGCACGGTATGCCAAAACCGGAGAAGAGCCAGAATTTTCAGACCGTGGGATGCGTGGCAACTGGAAATTTATGTGCAGCGACGTAAAACGGGCGTCTGAAAAATGGGATGAAACCCGCAAGAAACGCAGCAACGCCGGAAAACGCGGTATGGCAAAGCGCTGGGGAAAGCCTGACGACATAACAAAAATAACAAACGATAACAATGTTAATGACGACATAACAAAAATAACTGTAGATGTAGATGTAGATGTAGATGGGGATGTAGATGTAGATGGGGATGTAGATGTTGTAAAGCGCGATAACACCGCCGCTGTTGATATGGAGTTATCAAAAATCGTCCAGCATTACCAACGTGCTATCGGCGACTTCCCGCGTTCGGCGCTGGAAAAACTGCAAAAATGGCGGCAGGAGTACAGCACGGAGATGATTTTGCTGGCGATCGACAAGGCTGCAGAGGCCGGGAAGCGCTCGTGGAACTACATCAACGGCATCCTGTCTGGCTGGCAGCGGGACGGGATACGCACCCCGGGGGATGTGGCAGCGAATGAGCAGCGCCGACAAGAGCAGCCTCGCGGGAAACAAGCCACAGAAAGCACCGCAGAAGCATACGCAAATATTTTCAAGGGGGTGAAACCGTGACAGTGGAGATGATGACAAAGCTCCTTGCTGACGCTGAGGCCTATTTTGGACGGCCTCAGACCGCAGAGAACCGCACAAGCATCGCGGAGATCTGGGCGAACTCATCGCTCAAGGATGTGCCGGATGAGATGGCCTATAAGACATTCCACGAGGTGATTTCGGAGTGCAGCTGGCAGAGCCAGCTTCTCCCGGCGTGGAAAAAGGCCATCGAAAAGGCCCAGGGTGAGCAGATGCTGGCGAAGCACTGCCTTGCTGCCCGCACCCGGACGCTCAAGTCCAGGGCAGAAAGAAAGCTTCTTGGGCAGGCAAGCCAGAACGGAGGACGAAATGCCTAGATACAAAGTCATTGTAGAGTGCAGCGGCCCGCACGGGAACGCGGCGCTTACATACCGCATCAACGCCGCGAGTCAGTTTGCGGCAGAGTTCCGGGCCTGCCAGCTGGCGGGCGACCATTACCCCGAGTATCGGGACATCAAACCGGTGAGGACGGAGGTGCTGAAAAATGACGATGACGCCGTGTAAAGACTGCCCCACTCGTCACCCGGCGTGCCACGACACCTGCCCCAAGTACGCCGAGTTCAAGCGCCAGCGAGGCGCAGAAGCCGCTTACACCCGCGAGATGCTGGACACAGGCAAAGTCTACCACTACGACCACGAGGACCGTCACCGGGAACGGGGCCGTAAGAAATACATGGGAGCGAACGGAGGTGCGGACAGATGAAGCGGACTGCAAGTAAATGGGTTGACCCATCAAAGAGACTGCCTCGTAGCCTGAAGCCCGTCCTCTTTGTAGAAAAATCGCTCTTCCACGAGGAAGCAGTGGTCGGATGCTATGACTCCACCTATAAATGCTGGACGATTTTAGAGCGTGGGTACAGCATCACAAGATCTATTCCAACCGAAAACGTGCGGTGTTGGATGCCGAAGCCCAAGCCGCCTAGAAAGAGGGAACCTGCAAAAGCGAACGGAGGAGCGGACAGATGAAAGTGCTTATCGCCTGTGAGGAATCACAGGAAGTATGCAAGGCATTTCGGGCAAAAGGCCACGAAGCCTACTCCTGCGATATTCAGGAGCCGTCCGGCGGACATCCCGAGTGGCATATCTTGGGCGATGCGCTCAAGGCTCTGGAGGGGGGGCGAGTCGTGACAATGGACGGCGTAACGCATGACGTTGGCAAGTGGGACTTGCTCATTGCACACCCTCCCTGTACGTACCTGAGCAACGCCGGCGCTTCTAGGCTTTACAAGATCATTGATGGAAAAAGTTACGTCGCTCTTGAACGTCTGAGCAAAGGCATGGAAGCAAAAGAATTTTTCCTCCGATTCTTGCAAAGCGGAATTTCGAAGATTGCTGTTGAAAACCCCGTGCCATCTGGCGTTTACCGCCTTCCGAGGTACACACAAATCATCCAGCCGTGGCAGTTCGGGCATCCCTTCCACAAAAAGACTTGCTTATGGTTAAAAGGTCTCCCTCCGCTAGAGCCTACAGAAATTGTCATGCCAACAATGTATTGGGTGCAAGGGCAAGGTCCGCGAGGGAAAGGCCACCCGGGAGGCCACAGATCGCAAAAAGAGCGAAGCAAGACCTTTCCCGGAATTGCAAAAGCAATGGCCGAACAGTGGGGGTAAAAAATGAAACTTGAAAAAAGAATAATCTGCTTTATCGTGTCAGCGGCATTGCTGATTGTGACGCTGTGGTTTACATCCTGTGGTGCGGCCACTGCCGAGGCAGGAGCTGAAAGAAAGCCATGCTACCATGTCAAGGTCTACTCCCCGGCAATCGAAAACGCGGGCTATGCCAGCAGAAGGAGACCGAAGTACACCATCACTGTAGACACTTTTAGCGATCTGGTTCCCACCGATACTTATAGTCGTGAAAGAGATTACCAACTTCTCCAAATTCCTCTTGGAGGTGGTCGCTTTGAGCTGGTGTCCACCTCGCTGGTTGAAATCGAATATTACTGAGGGAGGGCTGGAAAACATGAAAATCCGTTCGTTGATTTATTGGGACCCTGCGAAGAATAAACCCGGTTCCGCCGTCATTGAGATGACCGGCAAAGAAATCGTTATCCTGAACAACATCATCTGGGAAGCCGCAAAGGGGAAAGAGGGAAAATCTGGATCTCTGGATATGGCGAAATCCTTAATCTTACTGAACGCTCTTGTACAGCATGGGGGCCTTGACAGCGTGGATATTTTGGCTCTCAGCGATGTAGACGAGCGGCGCAACCGACATCAAGGAGGCGAAGAAAATGCCCAACAATAAAGCAGTTCTTTTAAGCATCCGGCCTGAGTGGTGCGAGAAGATTCTCAGCGGCGAAAAGACCGTAGAAATTCGCAAGACAAGGCCGAAGCTGGAACCTCCCTTCAAGTGCTACATATACTGCACTCTGGCCGGGAGTGACAGCCTGTTTATGGATGTCCTCAACCGGGATGTGACCGCGTGGAACCGTGGCGGATGGCCAGAAAAAAAAAGGACGTGTCATTGGCGAGTTCACCTGTAAGAAAATTACCGGCCTAACCCATATTGGAGCAACGGGCAGCAGAGAGCCTGTCAAGCTATACATCGAAACGTCAGATTTGCAGTACGAAAACGCCGACGAACTGCTTCGAGCGGCTTGCCTGACCAAAGCACAGGCTGAAATGTATCTCAATGGCGGTGACGGATACGGCTGGAATATCTCTGACCCGAAAATTTACGACCGCCCGCGACTGTTGAGCAATTTCACAAGACTTCGGGCAACAAAATTTGGCTATGAACCTGTAGATATTGAGCGACCACCGCAATCCTGGTTTTATGTGGAGGACGGCAGATGAAATTAACCCTCTACGGCGACCCGCGCACCAAGAAAAACTCTGCCCGCATCCTCAAAAGCCGCTCAGGCGGGCGCTTTGTGGCCCCTAGCAAGGCTTACGTGGATTATGAGACGGACTGCCTGCGGCAAATCAAAAGGCCGCACAGCCCCATTTCTGACCGCGTGAACGTGAGGTGCGTGTACTACATAAAGACAGCCCGCCGGGTCGATCTGGCAAACCTCATCGAGGCGACCACGGACATTCTGGTGAAAGCCCGCGTGCTGGAGGACGACAACAGCCGCATCGTTGCCGCCCACGATGGCAGCCGAGTGGAGCTTGATCGGGAGAAACCCCGGGTGGAAATTGAGATTAAAGAAATGGAGGAGTAAAATGAATATTTGGATTGCTGCATTATGTTCGCTTGGCATACTTGGCGCGATCGCGATTCTTCTTGCGTTGAGTATATGCTTCATGGAATGGGTGGTTGACAACGACCACATGGAAGCTTGTTTGCTGGTTGCGATAGGCATTTACGCCGAAGGAGGCGTAGCATGACCCGCACATGGACACCTGACACCGACACGCCAAAGCCTGACGGCGGCGTGGACTACCGCACCGTCAAGGCGTGGTTTCAGCAGTGCCGCGACCTTGCGGCAGCTATCGAAGTCCAGAAGCAAAAAATACAGCGCATCCGGGACGTGGCAGAAAAATGCACTCAGAGCCTGAGCGGGATGCCTGCGGGTGGTGGCACTGGGGACAAGGTGGGCTTCGCTGTAGAGCAGCTGGACACCGAGCGCCGACAACTTCAGAGGATGGAGACGGACCTGTGCAATCTGCGTGTAGAGGCCACCCGGCGGGCATACTGCCTAATAGCCGAGCCGGAATGCGCCGAAGCGATTTGCGACCACTATGTCATAGGCAAGTCTCACAAGGAAATCGCAAAAGAAGTCGGCGTGGGCGGGTCAGATGTGGTCTACCGGCGAATCAAACGCGGATGCATGGCTCTGGCCGAGATATGGGACGAGTTTTCTGACGTGCAAAGTGTACAACATGCACAAGAAAACACAGCATGATTTTGGAAGGGGTCAGCTCTTTTCAAGTCTGCAAGCTTAGATGTAAAATTCTAATAAGCGGTTCAGCGCTAAGCGGTAGCCGCTTGCCACGCAGCCTCCAGAACGGTTCCTTCCTTGTGACAGGTTTTCATGCTTTCCTGTTCTCCTTCACCGTTTTGCGGGCTGCTTCTATGCGAGGTTTGAGAAGCCACATAACAGGTTGGCAGTTTTGTGGAACGGTTCGACTCCGTAACCTCGCACCGTATGACGCATGGACTCATCCCCCACAAAGCTGCACGCTTAACCTCCCGTGCCACGAGAGAAAGCTTTGAATCCCCGAGGGTGTGGGTAGACTTCCCGACGGGATGTGCGTCAAAAAACAGCCCTGGCGGAGAACCAGGGCTGTTTTATATGGCCGCCTGAGCGCAGTACGGAGCGCGTGTCAGCTGAGATATTGCTGGCTGGTTCGAGTCCAAGGGTGGTGTTTTATACTCCGGTAGCTCAAGTGGTAGAGCGGCGGTCTCCAAAACCGCATGTTGCAGGTTCGAGTCCTGCCTGGAGTGCCAGACTTTGCATGACCGGGGGACGGCATGCAGAGAGTAGCGGGGCATCCGGCCGCGAAAGTTCCGGACGCAGCAGCACCCACCGTTTTATGCCTGTCCGTCAAACTGAATGCACGGGTGCTGCTTATATGCCGTCATAGCTCAACTGGCAGAGCGCCGCCCATTTAAGGCGGGACAACATTGGTGATACCACGGGAACATCACTGCACAGCCAACCACTGCGCACATCCATTCCGTGGGTGCTGGTTCGAATCCAGCTGGCGGCTGGCGTGATTTTAGAGTGTCCACTGTGGACACTTTTGGAGAGGAGGCATACAAATGTTTGAGCGCTTGAAAGAACTGATTTGCGACATGGCAAAGTTTTTGACGCGTCTCGGCGCTGGCCTTGTCCTCTCGGCCTTACCGATCAGCAACAAAGAAAGCCACTTTGTGCGCTATGCGCGGCGTTTCGGTTTCCGTGCAGACCACACAAAACGCGAGCCTCGGGCAGAGATCGGAGGCCGTGGCTGTATCCAAGGAGCACGGCCTGCTATCCGTGCGGATTAACCGCTGCTGATACAATACGATTAAAAACCGGCTTTTTGCATGATGAGCTCCATGCAACAAAGCTGGTTTTTCTTATGCCGCTTTAGCTCAGTCGGCCAGAGCATCCGGCTCATAACCGGACGTGTGCAGGTTCGAGCCCTGCAAGCGGCACATTCGATATTTTGACCGTTCTGGTTTCCGGGCGGTTTTTCTTTTGCATGAATTTAGAGAGGTGGTGGCGGTGAGTGCGAAGCGGCTGACAGACAGGCAAAAAAAGAAGATCGTTGCTGACTATGTGCAGCTGCAGAGCTATGCCAGAGCCGCCAAACTGAACGACGTAGCAGAAAGCACCGTGCGGAAAATCGTGAAAGATAATCCCAAGTGTGCGGATTTGTGCGCCTTAAAAAAAGAGCAGAACACGCAGGACATGCTTTCCTACTTAGGCAGCAAGCTCGGGGAAGCACAGGATCTTCTTGGGCTGTACCTTCAGGCGATGGCAGACCCTGACAAAATCGCAGAAGCGACGCTGCCGCAGCTGTCCACGGCGTTCGGCACCATCGTGGACAAGTTTGCTATGCTGGGAGACCAGAGCGGCATAGAAGCCCCGGACGATGGCCTGCTTGAGGCTCTGAGCGCTGCCGCAGACATCAGCCCGCCGGATGACGTGGAGATGCTGCCGGAGGAAGAGGACGACAATGCGGAAAAGTAACGGTTTTCGCTGGAAAGCCCTCAGCCAGCGGCAAAAGCAGGTTCTTTGCTGGTGGACACCGCAGAGCGCGTACAGCGGCTACAACGGCATCATTGCTGATGGCGCTATCCGATCGGGCAAGACCTTTGCCATGAGCTTCTCTTTCGTCCAGTGGGCTATGACCTGCTACAGCGGCCAGCAGTTCGCCATGTGCGGCAAGACCATCGCCAGCTTCCGGCGCAACGTGCTGGGGACGCTCAAACAGCAGCTTGCAGCCCGTGGCTACAACGTCAAGGAGCATCGGGCAGAAAACTGCATGACCGTCAGCAAGAGCGGCCGAATCAACGAATTTTACTTTTTCGGCGGCAAGGATGAGAGCAGCCAGGACCTGATCCAGGGCATCACCCTTGCCGGGGCGTTCTTCGACGAGGTAGCCCTGATGCCGCAAAGCTTCGTCAATCAGGCCACAGCCCGTTGCTCTGTCACTGGGTCAAAATTCTGGTTCAACTGCAACCCGGGCAGCCCGCAACACTGGTTTTATCTCGAGTGGGTGCGCAAGTGCCGTTCCCGCAAGATGATGTATCTCCATTTCACGATGAACGACAACCTGTCGCTTTCTGAGGACATCAAAGAGCGCTACCGCAGCCAATACAGCGGCGTTTTCTACCAGCGCTACATTCTGGGCCTGTGGACGGTAGCCGAGGGCCTTGTATATGACATGTTCGACCGCAAGAAGCACGTTGTTGATGTACTTCCGGGGCTGTCATCAAAGGGCGCGTATGTGGCGTGCGACTTTGGTACGCAAAACGCAACGGTTTTCTTGCTGTTCCAGATGCAGTTGGACGCCGGCACATGGATAGCGACCCGCGAGTATTACTACAGCGGGCGCGAACAGAAACGCCAGAAGACCGTGGGAGAGTATGTTGCGGACCTCAAGCGATGGTTAAACGGCACAAAACCAGAAAAGGTCATCGTTGACCCGTCTGCACTGCCGCTTATCACGGAGCTAAAGCAAAACGGGCTCCCGATTCAGGCGGCAAACAACGACGTTCTGAGCGGCATTCTGGACGTTCAGACGATGCTCCAAACCGGTAGATTAAAAATATACAGAGAGTGTAAACGCACCATACAGGAGTTTGGCGTTTACGCATGGGACCCGGACAGAGAAGATGTGGTCATCAAGGAAAACGACCACTGTATGGACTCTATCCGGTATTTTGTGCGCACGAAGCGCCTTGTCAAGCGGGCCGGAGGATAAAAAGTGGCTACATTTACGTTTCAGACATTCCAACAGGCCCAGCAGGAAGGGCGGCTCACAGATTTTCTGTGGGATTTCATCCAGCAGCACAAATCTTCCCCGCAGGTGGCGGGCAGGACTGGCGCATTGGCTGCTGATTTATACGACCGGCAGAAAAACCCGGGCGCAGAGCAGTTCGCCGCAGCCTATGCAGAGATGCTCAAGCGAGCGACAAACAACACCCGGGACATCATGAGGCCGGATATGGTCAAAAGCAACCTGTTCCGGCGGCTCAACAAGCAGCGCGCGGCGTACTCGCTGGGCAACGGCGTCACATTTGCCGATGGCACTGACAAGCTAAAGCTGGGCGCGACCTTCGACGAGCGGGTCTTTAAGGCTGGGTATTTTGCCCTCATCCACGGCGAAAGCTTTGGGTTTTGGAATTACGACCATCTGGACGTGTTTAAGCTGACCGAGCTTGCCCCGCTCTATGACGAGGACACCGGCACACTGCGGGCGGCTGCACGGTACTGGCAGCTCAACCAGGACACGGCAACAAAAGTGGTGCTGTACGAAGAAGACGGATACACCGAGTACAAGTCTCAGGCGCGTGGCGCATACCCGCTGCAAGAGGCTGCGGCAAAGCGTGGATACCTCAAGACCACGATCACAACCAACGTGGGCGGCGAAGAATCTGTCACAGAGGACAATTACGGCGCCCTGCCCATTGTACCGCTGTGGGGCTCAGACCTGCACCAGAGTACGCTTGTTGGGCTGAAAGCCTACATTGACAACACAGACCTTGTCATGTCCGGCTTTTGTAACGATTTGCAAGACTGCGCGCAGATCTATTGGCTGTGCGAAAACTTTGGAGGCATGACGCAGGACGAGCTGCAGGGCTTTTTGCAGCAACTCAACCTTTACCACGTCGCCAACGCCGACACCAGCGAGGGAGGCAAGGTGCAGCCCTACACCACCGAAATCCCCGTCACGGCCCGGAGTACGTTGCTTGACCTGCTGCACAGCCGGTCTTATGAGGACTTCGGCGGGCTGGATGTGCATTGTGTAAGCGCAGATAGCACAAACGACCATCTGGACGCGGCCTATGAGCCGCTGAATCACAATGCGGACGATTTCGAGGCACAGCTTACGCCCTTTATTCAGCAGATTTGCAAGCTGGCTGGGTTGGGCGACGTGTCCCCGATTTTTACCCGCAGCAAAATCACAAGCACAAAAGAGCAAGTTGACATGGTGCTTTCTGAGGCTGCCATCATCGGAAAGGACATGGCAATCGACCTGCTGCCCAACCTGACCCCGGAACAAAAGGAGCAGGCCAAGGCCGCGTTGATGGCTGAGAGCGCAACACGGGAGGCCGTGGACGACGAGGAGGGCGACAGTGATGGAACGTGATTTCTGACCGTGACCGTATCTCTACCCGCCAGCTGAACCGCCTGCGCCGCCGCATTTTGCGGGTATACGGTACTGCCCGCCGGGAGATGACCGAGCAACTCACCGAGTTTCTGGCAAAGTACAAAGCGCTGGACGAGCGCAAGCGGGCGCAGCTGGACGCAGGCGAGATCACCGAGGACGATTACCGCATCTGGCTGCAAAATCAGGTCTTTCATTCTGATTTGATGCACTCCAAGCTGGACGGCATCACACAGACCTGCACCACAGCCCAAGAGACGGCCTACAAGCTGGCCCGGGACGAGCAGTACAATATCTTTTCCTTCGGCGCAAACTGGGCTTTCTACGAGCTGGAACAGGCCGCAGGCGTGACGTTCGGGCTGACCCTGTACAACACCGAAGCGGTCAAGCTCCTGCTGAAGGAGAACCCCCGCATGGTGCCAAACAAGCGCATCAAGAGCGAAAGCAACCGCACCTATGATGCCCGGGTGTTCAACCGCTACGTCATGCAGGGCATCGTGCAAGGCAAGAGCGTCCACGACATCGCCGTGCAGGCCGTAAACGGCATGGCTGACACGGAAATACACTGGGCCATGAACAACGCCATCACAGCCCTTACCAGCGCCCAGAATGCCGGGGCTTTGCAGCAGATGCGAAACGCCCAGGCTTTGGGAATCGAGGTCAAAAAGCGGTGGAACTCCACCCACGACTACCGCACCCGTGAGATGCACCGCCTGCTTGACCAGCAGACGGCAGAGCTCGACGAGCCGTTCAAGGTCATGGGTTATGAGATTCAGCGCCCCGGCGACCCCAACGCAGCCCCGGAGATGGTTTACCACTGCCGCTGTGTGCTGTCCTCTGCTCTGGGCAGGTATCCCCGGCAAAACGCACGGCAAATCGACAACGTGCCTGTGGTCGAGGACAGTGGCAAGGTGGACGAAAAAGGCAGGCCTATTATGGTGCGGGTCAAAAAAACCACCACCGTCATGGACTACACCGAGTGGTATAAATCCAAGGGCGGCACAGAAGCCGAGCAAATGTGGTGGGAGGAAGAGAGAAAACGGAGAAAGGAGAGCGCAAAGCATGAAAAATAAGAAGTTTGGGATTGTCGTAATCAACGATGACTTTTTCTTGAACTTTTGCCGTGATTTTAAGCCCCCGTGCGGTTACATTAAGCCAAAACACGTGCGGCCTTCCTACGGAAATGGCGCAAAGCCGCATGGAGCACACAAACGCCTTATTAGGACAATGGAAGGATTCAGAAAATGAATGTCTTGACGTTGGGCAGAGCAGGAGGAAGAAGGAACGAGAATGAAGCATAAAAATAAGGCCCTGCCACCCGGCAGAGCCTAAAGGTCACAGACCTTTGATTTGGTTGAGCAGAGCCGCACGCAGGGCATCGGTTTCAGCGTCCGCTTGTGGCTTGTTCGGGTCATCCGGGATATATTCCAGTATATCGCCGGGCTGACAATGAAGCACCTCACAAATTTTGTCAAGCGCCCCAACGGGAAACTGCTTGATAGTGCCAAGACAGATTGCTGATATGGTAGGCGGTCTAATCCCAGTAGCTTCAGCGAGTTCCTTTTGGGTCATGTTTGCGTCTGCGAGCAAGGCCTTTAAGTGATAGCTTATCGACATTTCTAACACCTCTTTTCCTACATCTATAATACTACGCCATCCGTTAATAGTCAATACGCAAAACGTAAAAAATATTTTTGAAAATTACGGAAAACGTATTGACGAATTACGCAAGTCGTAGTATAATAGATGCATGGAAAGGAGGTCAGAGGTGCAAGGGAGCAAATACCGGGAGGTGATGCTCCGTGACTAGCAAGGAGTTTGCAAAGCTCACCAGAGCCGAGCAGTTGGCACGGTTTGACGCATATAAAAAAGCGGCCAGCGCTGGAACGCTGAACCGCTAAGACACAAGAAAGCAACCAGTCAAGAAGCCCCTTGCACCTCCATTTTATTTTTTTATAAGCGATTTGTCAAGTAAAATGTGAGGTTTTAGCAATGGAAACACCAAAAATCACGAAAGTGGAGCTTGAACTGGATGCTGTTTCTGGTGAACTCCGAGTAATGCACGACCTGTTGAACATCTTTGCCAACTGGTTTGAGGAAACGCACAAGACCGATATGATCAAGCGGGAGCGCACCAGCGAGCTTGTGAGCCAGATTTGGAGAGAAGCCCCGATGTACAACTCCATGCTGACGGCCCTGTTTGCATCCCTTACCGGTCTGGAAAAGGAAGTAGACGAAGTACTTAACTATCAAATTGCAGAACAAGAGGTAAACGCATGAGTAACATCCAGATTTTCAACTATCAGTCCAACGAAGTCCGCACCGTAGAGATGGGCGGCGAACCGTGGTTTGTCCTCAAGGACGTGTGCACAGTGCTGGGCATTTCCCACATCACGGACACCGCCAAGCGCATGGATGAGGATGAGGTCGGTCAGACCGAGGTCATCGACAGCATGGGTCGCAAGCAGTCCACCTACATCATCAATGAGAGCGGCCTGTACAACGTCATTCTCCGCAGCGACAAGCCGGAAGCCAAACCGTTCCGCAAATGGGTCACGTCCGAGGTGCTGCCCTCCATCCGCAAGAATGGCGGTTACATCGCCAGACAGGAGCAGCTCACCCCGGAAGAGCTGATGGCAAAGGCGCTGCTTGTGGCAAACAAGACCCTTGCAGACCGGGAAGCCCGCATCTGTGAGCTGACCGCACAGAACAGTCAGCTCACCGTGGAGAAGCAGATCATGCAGCCCAAGGCCGAGTATTTTGACGAGCTGGTTGACCGCAATCTGCTGACCAACTTTCGGGAGACCGCCAAGGAGCTGGGCATCAAGCCCAAAGCCTTTGTGGCATGGCTGCTGGAAAAGAAATTCCTTTACCGTGACCAGAAAGGCAAGCTGCTGCCCCGAGAGGACAAGAACAGCGGCCTGTTCGAGGTCAAGGAAGCCAAGAACGACAAGACCCAGTGGAGTGGCGTACAGACGCTTATCACTCCCAAAGGCCGAGAGACGTTCCGGCTGCTGTACCTGTAACTGAATAACCGACCCTGCCCCACACCGGGGCGGGGTTTTGTTATACATGGAGTAAACCATGAACTTTAACTACGATATCAAATTCACCGACAACACCCCGCAGCTGCATGAGGCGCTGGACTCGTGGGCGGAGCGGGTGCTGACCATCTGGGGCATGAAGGTGCAGGACTACGCCCGGCTGCTTGTGCCTACTGGCACGGCAGACAGCACGGGCATTGAGGGCTACGTGGGCGGCGCGCTCAAGCAGAGCCTGACCTACGCCGTAGACCTTGCCAAAAAGACCGTGATCATCGGGTCAAATCTCTTTTACAGCGTCTACGTTGAGCTTGGCACGGGCATCTTTGCCGAGAAGGGCAACGGACGCAAAACGCCGTGGGTATGGATGGACTTCAACGGCAAGTGGCACTTTACCCGGGGCATGGCGCCCCGCCCGTTTCTTCGCCCGGCGGTGGAAGAACACATTGACGAGCTGCGAGAGATCGCGGTGGAGGAAGGAAACAAGGAGGTTTAAGGATGACAAAGCTTGAAAGCTTGAGCGCGCAGCTTGAAGCTGCTGTGAAAATGCAGGCAAACGCAGAAAGGCTTTATCATAAGTCTGCCGAAAAAATTGAAAAACTCAAAATGCAGATGCTTGAGGTGAAGGAAAAGAACAGACCCAAGGCTGCAAAAGTCGAAGAGTTGTTTGCGGCTGGTGTTCAGGCACGCAAAGCGCTTCAGGAGATGTGTGATAACGCATACGGCGAGGGTAAAGCCAAAATTTCTGTTTTGGTTTATGTTCCGGCCGAAGCGCAGGACTATCTGACAGACACAGACTGTGAATTTTCGCTCTAAAACTAAATACTCAGCGGTTGGCGCACAGCGTCGGCCGCTTTTTTATGCCGCTTTAGCTCAGTCTGGCAGAGCACCGGACTTTTAATCCGGGGGCCGTGGGTTCAAGCCCCACAAGCGGCACCACACCGGCAGCACGTCCGGCAAATAAACCTTATTGCCAAGCATGGCAGCCCGAGCAAGGGCGGAAAGGACTATCACATGGCACTCAAAAGAGCTGACATCCGCACGATTCTGGAGAACCCCGAAACCTCCAACGATGACAAGGCCAAGGCCATTCTGGACGCCCTGCACAAGGAGACAGACGAGCTCAAGGACCAGCTGGATGCAGAAAAAACAGCCCGCACACAGGCCGAGAAAGAGCGGGACGAGGCCAACGGCGGCAAGCAGGCCGCTGAAAAGGCGCTGACCGACTACAAGGCCCAGCAGACCCAGAAGGACACCCGGGCCACAAAAGCAGCGGCGTACAAGCAGCTGCTGAAGGACAATGGCGTGCTGGAAAAGCACTTTGACCGCGTTGTAAAAATGACCGGCGCGGACATTGATGCTTTGGAGCTGGACGAGAACGGCAAGGTCAAGGACGCAAAGAAGTTCATGGACAGCCAGAAAGACGTATGGGGCGACTTTGTGGCTACAACCACGACCACCGGCGCAAAGGTGGACACCCCGCCCACCAACACCGGCTCCAAAATGACCAAAGACCAAATTTTTGCAATCAAGGACGCTGGCGAACGCCAGGCCGCGATTGCCGCAAATGCCGACCTTTTCACGGGCGGCGGAAAGGACTAACACATGGCAGCAAAAGAAAACCTTATCGTAACTACCGACATTACCGTCAACCCCCGAGAAATCGACTTCGTCACCCGCTTCCAGCGCAATTGGCAGCATTTGCGCGACATCATGGGCATCATGCGCCCCATTCGGATGCAGCCCGGCACTACCCTCAAGAGCAAGTACGCCGAGGGTACGCTCCAGAGCGGCACTGTTGCTGAGGGCGAGGAAATCCCCTACAGCAAGTTCACCGTCAAAGAAAAGACCTATGCTGACATTACTGTCGAAAAGTTCGCAAAAGCCGTCTCTCTGGAAGCCATCAAGAAGTACGGCTACGATGTCGCTGTTCAGAAGACAGATGACGAGTTCCTGTACCAACTGACCGCGAACGTCACCGACCGCTTCTATAAGTACCTGAACACCGGCACTCTGAAAGGCACCCCCAAGACCTTCCAGATGGCTCTGGCAATGGCCAAGGGCAGCGTTGAGGACAAGTTCAAAAACATGCACCGTACCGTCACCGGCGTCGTGGGCTTCGCCAACATTCTGGATGTGTACGAGTACCTGGGCGCGGCCAACATCACTGTCCAGAACCAGTTCGGCTTCCAGTACATCAAGGACTTCATGGGCTACAACACCATCTTCCTGCTTTCCAGCGGCGAAATCGCGCGAGGAAAGGTCATCGCAACCCCGGTGGACAACATCGTCCTGTACTATGTTGATCCCGCCGACAGCGACTTTTCCAAGGCAGGTCTGGTCTACACCACCGCAGGAGAGGCAAGCAACCTCATCGGCTTCCACACTCAGGGCAACTACCACACCGCAGTCTCTGAGAGCTTCGCCATCATGGGTATGACCCTGTTCGCTGAGTATCTGGACGGCATCTCTGTCCAGACTATCACCCCGGGCGAGTAATCGCCCCTTTTGAGTAGGAGGCATCTAATGACCGTCCCTGAGCTGTGCGCACTGACGCACAATTTCTTTGACCGGGCAGACGACCCCGTTGCCGGAGAGTTTGTCTTTGAGCCGGATACCGTTCCCGCCGGGGTAGTCCCGGGGCAGTATTTCCTCGTGTGCGGTTCTATCTTCAATGATGGCGTACACAAAGCTGGGGACGGTGATTTGATGACCGAGACCTTTAACGGCACGGTGCAGCCCATGCGTGTGCCGCCCGCTTTTGCGGCACTGGCCCAGAAAATCGACGCATACGACAAAGCACTCCCGGCCGGTGGCGTGTATGTGTCCCAGTCCTTTGCCGGGTGGTCCGGCACGATGGCTACAGGCACGGACGGCCTGCCCGCAGACGGCAAGACCAAATTCCGGGCCGAAATCAACCAGTGGAGGAAGATGTGACATGGTCAATTCGTTCGCTGCATCCACCGTGATGCAGAGCTTCACCAAAAAATACCGTTTTCAGACCCGCAGCTATGAGCCGGACGGCGTCGGCGGCTTTGTGTCCGGCTGGACGGACGGCCCGGAATTTGAGGCCGTGGAGCGCCACGATACCACCGTGGAGGCTCAGGTTGCAGAGCAGGCGGCTACAGCGTCCACCTATACGCTGCTGGTCAACACCGGTGTGCCTCTGGCTTTCCCGGACTACATCAAGCGGGTGAGCGACGGGCAGACCTTTCAGGTGACGAGTGCAGTCGATGAGGGCGGCGCTCCGAAAGAATCCGGCATGGGCCTGCGGGCCGTGAAGTGCAAAAAGGCGGTGCTGCCGTAATGGGGCCGTCTGAGAGCATCAATCGGGCGCTGAACGCTTTTTTCAACGGCTTTGGCATCCCGGGCTACCTGGAAGATAACATCCCTCCCGGCGCAGAACTGCCGTATCTGACCTATCAGCCGACAATTCCCGGCGGCTGGAATGAGTCCGGCACCTTCCACGCCCGGCTTTGGTACCCGAGTGCCAAAGGCCGGACGCCTATTTTACAGACCGAAGACAAGATAAGCGCAGCCCTTGCAGATGGCCTGACCATCGAATGCGGGGACGGCGCTATTCTTTTGCGCAAAGGCAGCCCGTGGGCGCAGCCACTCGACAACCCGCCCGAGGGCTATCTGTGCGAATACCTCAATTTTGAGCTTACACGGCTTGTCCCGTGAGAAAGGATTCTTTATGCCTGAAACTCTGGCAAAAAAGTTCGCGGTCAATGTGCTGACCCCGGATGCGTTCAAGAGCATCCCCAAAGGCTCCGGCAATCTGCTTTCCACATTCGACCTTTCCACCCCCAAAATCGACAGCACCAATGTCGTATGCGCCACGCAGGGCGGTGTGACCATCTCCTACAGCAACAGCATGGAGGATACGCTGGCCGACATCGACAACGCGCCCACCAACACCAAGCAGGGCAATGAGGTCACCGGAACCACCGCCACCATCGCCTTTACCACTCCAAACGCAAGCCCCGATGTGCTCAAGCTGGCCATCGGCACGGCTGACATCGACGCGGACGACCCCACCCATGTGGTCCCCCGCATCGAGGCGGCTCTGAAGGACTACAGGGAGCTGTACTGGGTTGGCCCTATGATCGGCGGCGGCTTTCTGGTTTGCAAAATTTTCAACGCCCTTTCTTCCGGCGGCCTGAGCCTCAAGACGGCTCACCGGGGCGGCGGCTCCATGCAGATCACCCTCACCGGCTACGCTGACCTGGAAAACCCCACTCGGGCCCCCATGGAATTTTACTCGATCGTCAAGGCCCCGACCGGGGACTAAGGAGGACATATGCGCAACATCATCGATCTCGACGGCACCGAATACCTCAAGCGCACCTATGAGTGTGCGCAGGCTTATAAAAAGTACGTGGCAGACTCCGGCGTGATGGACATTCTGGGCCGCGAGCCGGAGCTGACCGGCACGGAGACGGACGCAGAGCGGCTGGAAAAGCGCCGGGCGCAGGCTAACAAAAACGCTGTGGACATGACCAAGCTGCTTTACACGGACAAGGCAGACCTCACCCTCGGCATCCTGCCCCTGTTCGTGGTGCTGGACAAGGGCGAGGAGCAGCCTCCCACCCGGGTGCTGGCCTCTGCCATGAGCCGGGCGCTCCGGGACGTGGACTTCATGGATTTTTTTCAGTCCTTGATGTGATCGGCGCGGACGGCTACCGGCGGCTGGTATCCACCATCCGGCTGGATATGCTCCGGCTGCTGGGCAAGTCGTACATCATGGAGCATATCCGTGCCGAGGTGCGCAGGCATCAGGAGGTACAGCTCTTCCGGGACTATGTGGCCGACGCCATCGGGCAGTATCTCGGCATCCAGCCCCTTTACTCCAGGCTTGCATCCAGGCATTTCCCCCTGCTGCACACCAAGGAAGACACCCGCACGGCGGAGCAGATCACCGCCGAAAATGCAAAGGCTCTGGCAGAGCTGTGCGGAGGAGGTGAAACGCTCTGAATATCTTTAATCTGGAGGCGACTCTGTCGCTGGATGATTCCGCTTACCGGCAGAGCATCCAAAACGTGCAGAACAGCACCAAAAGGGCTGTCACGGAGCTGGGCTCCGAGTACAGAAAAGCGGCGCAGAAAGTCGTCGAACTGACAAAGCGGTACAACGAATCAGCTGAAAAGACCGGGCGCACCTCTGTGCAGACCAAGGAGCTGAAAGCTGCTCTGGCCTCTGCCCGGGCTGAACTGAAAGAGACCACCTCGGCCCTGAAATCAGCGAACATCGGCATGACGGAGTTTGGCGGTTCATCCGAGACCGCCAGCGGCTCTCTCACCGGAGCCATCACAAAAGCCAACCTGCTTACCGGGGCCATCTCCAAAGTAAGCTCCATGGCCTTGTCTGCGGCAGAGGATTTTATCCAGACCGGCATCCGGTATAACGCCCAGCTGGAAGATTACACCACAAGCTTTACCAACATGCTGGGCAGCGCTGAGGCGGCCAAAGCGGCCATGGACGCCATTCAGGAGGATGCCGCCCGCACCCCCTTTGATGTGGCGAGCCTGACACAGGCCAACCAGTTGCTCATCAGCGCCGGTGAAAACGCGGGCTACTCCCGCAAGGCCATCATGGCGCTGGGCGACGCCGTTTCGGCTACAGGCGGCGGCAATGCAGAGCTGTCCCGCATGTCGGCAAACTTGCAGCAGATCGCCAACGTGGGCAAGGCGTCCGCTATCGACATCAAGCAGTTTGCCTATGCGGGCATCAATATCTATCAGGTTTTGGCCGACTACACCGGAAAATCGGTGCAGGAAGTCCAGAAGATGACCATCAGCTATAATTTGCTGTCGCAGGCCCTTATCGCGGCCAGCGAGGAGGGCGGACGATATTACAACGCCATGGACACGAAAAGCCAGAACATGAATGGCCGGGCATCCACGTTGAAAGATAACGTGAGCCAGCTGGCGGGTCTTATGACAGGTGACTTGAGCAGCGGAATCGGCGTGGTCATCGGCAACCTGAACGATATGGTGGTGGCTGCGCAGGACGCTTACAAAAAGGATGGGTGGAAAGGTCTCGGCGAAGCGATTCTCGGTCTGGACAACCCGATCAGCACCATCATCAGCAGTTTTGGCAGGCTGGGTTCGGCGGCTGTAAGCGCTCTGGATAGAGCCAGTTACGCCCTAAACAAGGCCCTTGGCAAAAACGCCTACGCTGATTATGACAGCTACGAGGAATACCGCGCATCGACGGACCAGCAGAACTCCCGCGCCCGCCGCAGGCAGGCAGCGCTAAATGGCGTTGGCATCAGCAACAAGAGCTGGTCTGAGCGGCAGGCTGAGCTTGCTGCTGCCGCTGGCTCCGGTGGCAGCTCCATCCCCACTGGCGGCAGCGGTGGGAGCTCTTCCAGCGGCAAGCCTGGCTCAAAGTCCACCACCGAGACGGTCATTTCGTCCATCTCCAGAACGGCTACGACTACCGCTCAGAACGCCCTCGGCACCGTGACCACCAGCATTCAGACTCTCACCGAAAAGGTCAAGGACAGCGCGGGCAGCATCAAAGACCGCATCACCGAGACCACCACCACGACCGGCAAGGAGATGGTCGATGGCATCGAGACCACCTATAAACAGGTGGAGACCAAGGTTAACGGCGTGGTGACCAAAACCACAAAGACGTACGACGATATGTCGAAAACGCTGGCGGCCACCCTGACCCGCACCACCAGCAAGGTAGAGGGCGGCGTGACCACCGCGATTCAGGAGGTCACGGAGAAGTACGCCGATGGCACCGAGCACATCAAGACCACCGAGACCAAGACTGAGGAGAGCATCGTCGATGGCGTGGCCCGGACCACCAAGACCATCAACACCTATATCGACGGTGTGCTCCAGAACACCAAGACCGACACCGAAGAGGCTGAAAAAAGCATCCAGGCTGCGCTTTCCCGCACCGAAAAGTATATCTCTGAGATTCAGGGACAGTCTGACAAAGGTATTTTCGGGCTGGTGAAGTCTCTCTTTACCGACATCAAGAACAAAGACGGCAAGGCCATCGCCGGAGATGTGGTAAAGGTCATTTTCGGGCAGGTGACGCAAGAGCAGCGCAACACCATCCTGAAATGGGCAGACGATGCAATGACTGCCATCAATGAGCACTACGCGCAGGGCGGCATTCAGGGGGCGCTGCAGAGCATTGCAGACCTCTTCAGTAACGGCATCACCCCGGCGGTCAACGGCTCCACCAAAGAAGTGCAGAGCTTTGCCGCCGCCATGAAGGGCCTTTCCGGCACCGGAGGCTCCGGCGGCATCGTCAGCAGCATCATCAAGCTGTTCGGCGGCGGTACGAAGGCTGCGGCGGCTGCCGGTGAGGCCGGGGCAGGGCAGGCCATTGCGTCCGCGGCGAGCGGAGCGGCCTCCTTCTTCCCGGAGTGCTTGGCTGTGCTGGCCGCCATCGCAAATGGCGTTATCGGCTTCAAGATGGGCCAGAACGCCCGCGCCCGCGAGGATTCCGGCGAAGAGCGCTCTCTGGGAAGCAAGCTTCTCTCCGGCGCGCTTCTGGCGGCCACCGGCCCTATCGGCTGGATCAGCTACTTCTTCGGCAAAAAGTATGGCAAAAAGTCCTCGTCTTCGTCCGCTGCGGCAGAAAGCGCCTCGTCTGGCGCGCCGAGCTATCTGGACATTCAGGACGCCTACTGGTACGGAAACGAGCGGGCTTTTGCGGGCTACGACTACCGCAGCGACCCCTTTACCTACAACCCCAACAACAATTCCGTCCCCAAGTATCAGGCGGAGATACAGGCTCAGCTTGCAAAGCTGAGCACCGTAGTGGAGCAGTATCTGCCCGACGTGGCAAATCAGCAGATCGTGCTGGATGACGGCACCATTGTGGGCGCTCTCGCCCCCGGCATGAACGACCGGCTGGGCCATATCCAGATGCTTGCAGAAAGGGGAAACTGAGATGTACGAGATTTTTGCATATCCCTACGGCGACCCCGAAAACAAGCTGACCGTCTATCAGCCGGGAAACCGGCAGGCTGTGGTGCTGTCGCCCAAGCTTACCCGCGAGGTGAGCAAGGGCGGCAGCCTTACTTTTACCATGCTGCGCACCCACCCATGCTATGAATCCATGCAGAAGATGTCTACCGCTGTGGCGGTGCATCAGGACGGCAAGGAGATATGGCGAGGACGGGTGCTCAGCCACGAAGCCGACTGGCTCAACCGCCGAGTCATCTACTGCGAGGGAGCTCTCAGCTATTTCAACGACAGCTGCATTACCCCCTTTAATTACGAGGGCAAGCTGAGGGATTTTTTGGAATACCTCATCAAAGCCCACAACTCCCAGATCTCCGGCGGCGACGGCTACGAAGAGCAGACCAGCTACGACAAGATGAAAAAGTTTGAGCTGGGCAGGGTGACTGCCGCCCTCGGCGGCCTCGTGGTGAGCTACGGCGACCGCAACCAGTACGGCGTGGGAGAGGACTACGGCAGCACCTGGGACATCATCAGCAAAATGGTGCTCAAGACCTACGGCGGCTACGCTTACTGCACCTATAACTCCACCACCGGCATGAACGTGCTCAACTACTGCGACCAGGCATACGAGGCTGACCGGCAGACCGCCCAGAACATCGAATATGGCGTGAATCTGCTGGACTTCACCGAAAAGACCGACACTAACGACCTTTTTACCCGCATCTGGCCGATGGGCAACAAGCACACTGTCGAAGAGACCAAGACCCAGTGGAAGTACAAATTCCTCTGGTTCAAGTGGGGCTCGACTACTGTGACGACCGGCACCCACGAAGAGCGCTATGGCATCAACGGCACGAGCCAGAGCGCCGTGGACAAGTACCTCCCGAAAAAAGGTTACAGCTGGAATCGGGAGTACGGGTGGATACAGAACGACGAGGCCGTAAAAAAGTTTGGCGTGGTCTCCAAAATCAGGGAGTTTGACACAGACAGCAGCGACGCCACCTTTGCCGCCGCGGTGCAGGACCTGGAAAAAAACGACCTCATGACCATGAGCTATGAGGTCAAGGCCGTTGACCTTGTGGATGCGGGCTATGATACCGAGCGGCTGACCTTTGCCAGCTTTGCCCATATCATCAGCAAGCCCCACAGCATCGACGTGATCATGCTCTGCACCAAGCTGGTGGAGCCGCTCGACCACCCGGAGAAAAAGGAGTACACCTTTGGCATGACCCGGCGCACCCTCACCGACCGGGCTGTGGCAAATCTGGGCGTGACCAACGAGCTCTCCGAAAAGACGGCATCCACCAGCCGGTATGCAGGTACAACGCAGATAGACACCACACAGGCAGGCAAGACGGCCAGCGATTTCATCGACTATGCCCCCGCCTCCGGCATGACCGTCGGCCACGCCAGCATCACGGCCAACATCCATTTCGGGACGGACGGCCTGACCTTCTCCGGCGTGAAAAACGGCACCGAGCTGCAAAGCTGGGCTGGCTCCACCTTTGCGGCCCAGACCACGAGCGTAGACCTCTCCGGCTATGCGGCGGTACTGCTCACCTACGACGGCGACGCCGCGGCGTGGGCTGCCGCCGGGGGCAGGGGTCGAGCCTTTGCGGTGCTGCCGGTGAACGGCAAGACCTACTCCATCCTCTTCCCCGGCGCTCTGGCCCAGCGGCGGGATGTCACGGCATCCAAAAGCGGCGTGACCTTTGGCAGCGGATACAGACAGACGGCGGCAGGCGCATGGGTGCAGGATGATACGGCCTGCCGCCCGGAGGCGCTGCAGGGCTTTATGTAAAGGAGCGTGATTTTTATGGGCAAGCTCATGGGAGCAAAAATCGGCTCTCTGCACACCTTGAATGACCTCGGCCTTTATCTGTTGGTGGGCAGCCCGCTCATCTCCAACGCAGAGCCGGACAAAAAGCTTGTGCAGGTGCCGGGCGGAGATTTCCTGCTCGACCTCACCCGGGCTGTGGACGGCAAAGTACACTACCTCCAGCGCACCATCCGGCTTGACCTCAAATGTAAGGCTCCGCCGGATGAGCGCCGCAAGGTGCAGAGCGCCCTCGAAAACGCCTTGCAGGGGCAGTGGCTGCGCTGCGTACTGGACGAGGACCCGGCCAACTTCTGGATGGGTCTGTGGATAGTGTCACCCCAGAGCAGAGACCGGCATACCGGCACATTTTCCATCACCGGCACGTGCAATCCCTACAAGTACAATGCCACCGCCTACGCGGGCGCAGACTGGCTGTGGGACGATTTTTATTTTGATGAGGACGTCATCTATGACGAGCCCACGGAGGTAAAGAGCCTGTGAACAAAACTTTCGAAGAAAACATCAACGCTGTCCGCACGGCAAAGCGGGGCGTCGAGGTGCGGGAGGCTATGGCTGAGAGCCTTGAGTATGTGGAGGGCTTTGCCTCCACCGCCACCCAAAAGGCAGAGGAAGCCGCAGCCAGCGCTGGGACTGCCGCCGAGGCCAAAGAAGCCGCTGCCGCCTCGGCCCGGACCGCAGAACAGCAGGCGGGCATTGCCACGCAGCGGGCCGAGACTGCCACGCAGCAGGCCGAGGCCGCCGAAAGCTCCAAAGCAGCCGCCGCAGAGTCCGCCAAGCGGGCAGAGCAGTTTGCCAAGGAGACCGAGGGCCGCGTCACCACTGACCCCACCTTGACCGTCAAGGGCGCTCCCGCAGACGCCAAAGCCGTGGGCGACCGTATCAACGCTATCAAAATCGAGACCGACAAGACCCTCACGGTGGCAAACGCTGCGGCAGACGCTGCTGCCGTCGGTGTGCGCATCAAACTGTTGGAGATGGTGCATGGCACAGATGTGAACGGCATCAGCTTTGTTTCGGCCTTTGATACGCTCGACGGCGTAGAGTTGACGGGTGTATGGAACAAGCCGAAGAGCAGAGTGGAGTTTTGAGGAGGTGAGGAAATATGCAGATTAAAGACCTAGCCATTGGTGATGGCTTTGTATACCTGATGGAGGGCAGCAGCAAAGTCAAGTTTTACGCGCTGTCCCACAACTACGAGTCGGGGCTGAACGGCAAGGGACGGACACTGTTTTGTAGAGAGAGTCCGGCGGGGAGTGGAACACATACTACGTCCGCAAAAGAGAATTACAGAGTCGATAGCAATAATGAAGACACCTGGTACAAAAATACCTATGTGAATAAGTTTTCCGGCGAAGTACGAAAATTGATTGGTATGACAAAATATATCGGTCAATATGTTCATATGACTTATACGCAGACCGGCAATCCGCTTAAAGCAGTACTTTATGGTGACACATACGAATCAAGCTTTTTCCCCCTTTCGACAGCAGAAGTCGGGGGCTCAAACTTCTCCGACGGTTCTGCGCTTTCCTCAGCCGCAATAAGTAGACTTGCAAATATTCTAACCCGCTACGGAAACGGCATCTGGACAAGAAGTCCATCTATGACCAATACGGGTACTAGTACGTCAGGTTATCGGATGTATTACTATGCCAACGGCCAATACATATATTCCACAAGCGGGTCCAGCCTTTCGACTGCCGAAGGAACTTACGGCAGTAGTTACGGCTACCTTCCATGCTTCACTCTGTCGGAAGACCTGTACATCGACAAGAACGGTTTCGCCTCGGCAAACCAGCCGCCGGAAATTACTTCCGATGTGGGTGAGAGCGGCGTGGCGCTGGGCGAGAAGAACGAGCCATTTACACTGCCCTACACCGTGACCGACGGCGATGGAGACCCCATGACCATCGCCGAAAAGGTGAACGGTGTGGAGCTGGCCGTCCGCGAGAACGTGGCCTCCGGCACCGAACTCACAGTGCAGTGCCTGAGCGAGAAAGCCCTGTTCCAGCAGATCCTCAACGGGGAGAACACATTGGTGCTGGAAGTGGGCGACGGAAAGACCACGACAGAGTGGACCGCTACCTTTACCAAAAATGTGACAAGCGCCGTCCTCTCGCTGGCCCAGCCCCTGACGGCAGACGACACCATCACCGTGGCGGCGCTGACGCTCGAAGGCAGTTTCCCGGCAGATATGAGCCTGACCGTGGAGCTGAGCAACAACGCACGGGACGATGCCCCGGTGTGGGAGAACTGCACCGACATCCAGAGCGGCGAGAGCCGGGCCTTTGTACACCACGCCTTTGCCAACAAGACCGCTGCCAAGGGAGCGGCCTTTAACTACAAGGTGACGATCACCCGGGGAGCTTCCGGCGTCGGCGGCAATATCACCATGATTGGGGGTGTTATCGGATGAGTCTTTGCAAGATGGATAAGAGCCTGAAAGAGCTCCACAGGAAGCTGGCAGAGGAGCAGAAGCTCAGGGAGCTGCCCGGCCTCGTGGCGGAGATCGAGGACGCCCTGTGTGAGCAGGATATGGCATCACAGGAGCGGCAGGCGGCTATCGAGGACTCGCTTTGCGAGCTGGACGCCGCCGTCAACAAGTAAGGAGGATTTCAAAATGGATAAAATCTGGGCGAACCGGCTCATCGCCGGTACAAAGACGTGGGCAGAGATGCCCGCACGCCGCCATGCCGGAGTCAAAGCGGAGCTGGCCAAGCGGGTGGCCGAGGGCGAGATCACTGCAGAGCGGTACAAAGAGATCACGGGGGAGGACTACGATGAATAAGCTGCTGGAGCTGCTGGAAAAGCTGGTGCGGGCCATCTTTGGCCCGGGGGACGAGC